TGAGAGAATCAAATATCATCCAGGAGGCCCTTGAAAAAGATGAGGCCGAAGGATCCACGATATATTTAGAGCAAGCTTTCGATTCAGTCGCAACAGTTAGAAGATATAATGGCCTTTCAAAAATGCCCAACTTCATAAAAACAGTTGGAAAAGAATTGGCATCCAATCAATATGACAAAGTAGTTATCTTTGCATTCCATAAGGACGTTATAGACAATGTGAGAGAAGGATTAAAACATTTCGGGGCCGTTACTCTTTACGGAGGAACAGCACCAAAGAAACGTCAAAGAAATATAGATAAATTTATGGCCGATCCATCTTGCAGAGTTATTATTTGTAACATTAAGGCCGCGGCCACAGCTTTAACTTTAACTTCGGCCAGCGAAGTTATCATGCTTGAGTGGATGTTTTCTCCCGCAGATAATAACCAGGCCATCAGAAGAGTGTGGCGTAGAACCCAACAGCTTCCAGTTAGGTGCAGATTTGCCACTTGTATTGGAACTATTGACGAGGCCATCACAAAAGTTTTTAGAAGAAAACAGGATGAAATAGCAGAATTATTTAAAGATGGGATCAATAACGAACCCACTAAATCATAGGAGATAATATGACCACAATTACGTTGACCATTAACGCGGCCACGGCCGAAGATTTAATCCATGAAGTTAGAAAACTTCAATTGGCTATCGGTGCCCCAACTTCAAATGCCCAGACCGAACCGAACCCAACAGTTTCGAAAACGGCAGAACCTAAAAAAGCTACGGCCAAAAAAGATAAACCAGTAGAAACTCCAGTGGTAGAAACTCCAGTGGTAGAAACTCCAGTGGCCGTTGAAGCAGGGACTTCAAGCTTAACTAAGGATGATGTTCAAAAAGCACTTCAAAACTTATCTTCATCTAAGGACCTGGCAACAGCAAAGGCCGTATTAGCTGAATTTAAAAATGCAGGAGGAACAGCTTGTGCAAGAGTAAGTGATCTTCAAGTACAAGATTATGAAGCATTCGTGGCTAGATGTACTGGCGCTTCAAAACTAGGAGTCTAAAATGAGCGAGGCCCAAAACACACCAACAACACACAGTAGAATTGGAGCATCTTCAATGCACAGATGGGCCGTATGTCCAGGATCAATTCGCGAAAGTGAAGGATTACCAGGAACACAGTCCGATTATGCAGTCGAAGGTACGACAGCTCACGATTTGGCCGCAGCTAAAATTTTAGGTCAAGATACAACTAGATTTATGATTGAAGTTACGGATCCAGAAGATCCACGTTTTGTCGACGATGAAATGTTGGAGGCCGTAGAAGTTTACGTTACTGCATTTAATGAGGCCAAAGAGGGGGCCAAATTTTATAAAGTAGAGCAAACTTTCGATCTTAGTTCACTTCATCCTGGCCTCTTCGGAACTTCAGATGGAATCATCTACCACGAAGATAAGTTAGAATTAGAAGTATGGGATTATAAGCATGGAGCAGGACTTCCAGTGGATGTGGAACATAATGAACAGCTTATGTACTATGGACTAGGAGCTTTATTAGAATCAAAAGTTAAATGTAAAACAGTTAAATTAGTTATTGTTCAACCAAGGTGCCCACATTCGGACGGGCCAATCCGATCTTGGACAATTTCAACTACTGATTTAATTGATTTCTCAGCAGATTTAGTAGATGCGGCCAAGCGAACAGAGGATCCAAATGCACCTTTAGTTCCTGGATCTCATTGCAAATTTTGTAGAGCGAGTGCTATTTGCCCAAAATTATCTGAGCAAGCTTTGGCCACGGCCAAGGAAGATTTCTCGGTAATTGTTTCAGACCAAAAATATGATCCTGAAAAATTAGCATCATATTTAGAAGCAGTTCCCGCGATTGAAGCTTGGGTAAAATCGGTAAAGCAATTCGCATTTAACGAAGCTGAAGCAGGAAAATCAATACCAGGATTTAAATTAGTTCCTAAAAGAGCTAATAGAAAATGGAGAGATGAAGCTTTGGCGGAACAATCCTTGGCCTTGGAACTTGGCCTGGAAGAAAGTTCGATGTATAAGCCACGATCTCTTAGAAGTGTAGCTCAAGTTGAGTCGGCACTTACAAGTAAAGAGGACAAAAAGTTTTTGGAATCTTTAGTTATTAAGGAATCAAGTGGAAATACTTTAGTTCCAATTACAGATAAAAGAGAGGCCGTAAAATCGGCCGTAGAAGTGGACTTTAAGAAAATACCACAGGATGAATCGTTATCTGGAAATGAAGTACAAGAGAATATTTTAACATAATCCCAATGTCGGGATTTATTAACCGTAAAACAGGAGAAAACCATGTCAAAAGGAACAACACCAAAATTCAGAGTATCTTACCCAAACGTATTTAAGCCCAGAAGAAACGAGCTTAATGGAAAGGATGAGTATTCAGTAGTAGCTTTATTTAAGAAAGGCGAGGACCTTACTAAACTTAAAAAGCTAGTTCAAGAGGCCGCAGAAAAAGAATTCGGAAAAGATCCGAAGAAATGGCCAAAGAATATGAGATCGCCGTTCAGAGATCAAGCTGAAAGATCTAAAGTAAATGAGGAAACGGGCCAAGAATACTTACCAGATGGATACGAGGCCGGAGCTATTTTCATTAACTTAAAATCAGCTCATAAACCTGGAGTAGTAGATGGCCAGGTACAACCAATCTTAGATGAAGCTGAATTCTATCCAGGATGTTACGCTATCGCTTCAGTAAATGCGTATGCCTATAACCAGAAAGGAAACGCAGGAGTTTCTTTAGGACTTCAGAACATTCAAAAAGTAGCTGAAGGCGAACCTTTCGGTGGAAGATCTAAAGCGGAAGATGATTTCGCAGCAGTTCCCGCAGAAGACGCAAGCTCATTGTTTTAATTAAACTGGCCAGGAGTAATCCTGGCCTTTCTTTAGGAGAGAATTTTTGAAACTACACATAGACTTTGAAACACGTTCGGACGTCGATCTTACCAAACAAGGATTAGAAAATTACGTTAACTCGACTTTATTCGATGTAATGTGCATGGCATATTGTTTTGATGATGGTCCAATCGAAATATGGAAATTTGGCGATCCATTCCCATTCGATTTACAAGTGGCCATCGAAGATGGGGACACAATCCTGGCCCACAATGCGGCCTTTGAGTTGGCCGTATGGAATACAGTTTGCACTAAAAAATACGGATGGCCTGAACTCCCAATAAAAAATACATTCTGTAATATGGTTATGGGATACGGAATGGGACTACCAGGAAAGCTCGAAAAACTTTCTCCTGCATTGGGATTGAAAGCTGAAAAAGATATGAAAGGTGGGCGTATAATGCTCCAATTATCCCAACCAAGAAAAGTAAATGAAGGCCAATGTAAAATTTGCGGAGGATCTGGGACCGAGGATCTTTACCATGCTTGCGAAGCTTGCAATGGAAGTGGAGATGAAATTATTTTTTGGGAATATAAAGATGCTCCTGAAAAATTTGAGGCCATGTATTCTTACTGCAAACAAGACGTTGAAGTAGAACGCCAAGCTGAAAAAAGAATGCTCATGCTAACTCCCAAAGAAAGAAAACTTTGGTTACTGGACCAAGTAATAAATGAACGCGGAATTTTAATCGACATTAATTCAGTTAACAAAGCAATCGAAATAATAAATTTTGAAAAGCAAAGATTGAATGATGAAATGAGAGTTGTTACCAACAATGCCGTGGCCACTTATAATTCCTTGGCCGATCTAAAAAACTGGTTAGAAATAATTTGTGACGTAAAACTACCCGAAGGCCTGGCCAAAGGGGATGTATCAAATATATTGAGAAGAAAAGATTTAAATCCCAAAGCAAGACAAGCTTTATTGATTCGCCAGGAAGCTTCTAAATCTTCTACGGCCAAATTAAATGCCATGATCTTACAGGCCAGTCAAAAAGACTTCAGAATCCGCAGAGCATTCCAATATTATGGAGCTTATTCTACTGGCCGTTGGGCCGGTCGAGGGATCCAATTCCAAAATCTACCGAGACAATATCTAAAATTCGAAAACATTTTGGACATTATAGATATTCTAAATAGCTCAAAAACAGTGGCCCAAAAAAGAGATCATATCGATATGATGTATGGGCAACCAACCAATTGTATTTCAGAATGTATCCGATCGTTTATTATCGCGGCACCAGGGCATAAGTTCATTGACTGCGACTGGAACTCAATTGAGGCCAGGATGTTAGCTTGGTTAGCAGGAGAGGAATCGGTACTTAATATTTTTAGAACCCACGGAAAGATATATGAACACGCGGCCAGCAAAGTCTACAACGTTGACATTGGAAAAGTTACTAAGGACCAAAGACAAATTGGAAAAGTGGCCGTTCTTGCCCTGGGATACGGCGGAGGAAAAAGTGCGTTTCAATCAATGGCCACAGTTTATGGAGTTAAAATTCCAGATAAGCAAGCGGAAGAAATTAAATCATCTTGGCGATCAGGACACACAAATATTGTTAGATACTGGGCCGACTTAGAAAACGCCGCAATGGACGCCGTAAGATTTCCAGGGAGAGTATTTGAAGCAGGAGCTAAAGGACGCCAGGTTAAATATAAAGTGGTGGGATCTTTTCTTTGGTGCCAATTACCTTCTGGCCGGGCCATCTCATATCCATATCCAAAATTGGAAATGGTCACTACCCCTTGGGGAGCTGAGAAGGAAGGCGTAACATATATGGCCGAAGACGCAAACACAAGAAAATGGGAACGCCAGAAAACATACGGCGGATTTTTTGCGGAGAATATAACCCAAGCTTGTTCAAGAGACATACTTGCCGAAGCGTTATTTAGATTAGAAGATAAAGGATACAAAACAGTAATTCACGTTCACGATGAGATCGTTTGTGAAGTTCCTACTAATTTTGGATCAGTAGAAGAAATGGCCAAGATAATGTGTGAAATACCATCTTGGGCAACAGGACTTCCATTGGCCGCAGAAGGATTAAAAGGATTTATATGAGTTATTACAACAAAGCTTTACGCCTGGCCAGTATGGGATTCCATGTATTCCCACTGAGGCCAAATACAAAACTTCCCGCAATAAAAAATTTTCCGAAGTTGGCCAGCAGAGATCCAAACCAAATTAGAAAGTGGTGGATCAATGACATATCTGGATTAGAACAGGAATTTAATATTGGAATTAGCACTTCAAATTTTAAGGACGGAAAGGCCCTAGTCGTAGTTGACGTTGACGATAAGAATGGAAAGAAAGGTAGCAGTTTAGTAGTTGAATATGAAATGCAGGGGAAGGAATTCCCTTCCACTTTTGAGCAGATAACTACAACAAAGGGCCAACATTTAGTATTCGTCGCAGATCAAGCTGTCAAGCAAGGAACAGACGTACTTGGAATTGGATTGGATATAAGATCAAGAGGCGGATATATCGTGGCCACTGGATCAACAATCGACGGAAAAGAATATAAAGATAATGGGGCCACAGTAATAACTCAATGTCCACAATGGATTATAGATGAATGCGAAAAGGCCATTGAACCAACAGAAGATAAAAAGAAAGGTAAGAAATACCAGGCAACAGAGTACGATATTGAACGTGCAATTTACTATTTGGAGAATGAAGCTCCAGAATCAGTGAAAGGCCAGGCCGGGGACCAAACGGCGTACAGAGTGGCGGCGAGAGTAAAAGATTTTGGTATATCTAAAGAGCATTGCCTGGAATTAATGATGGTCCATTGGTTTGATGGATCGGGATGGAGTCCAGAAAAACTTAAATTGAAAATAGACCACGCTTATCATTACGGAAAAGAGGCCGAAGGATCCAGTTCAACTTCAGCAGAGTTTAAAAAAGTAGAAACTGAAACAGAAAAAGAAAAATTTTATCTGGAAAAATTAAACGATGAATACGCATTAGTTTTCACTGGAGGATCGCACTCAATAATCCATGAGACTTTAGATGAGAAAGGGCGTCCAACTATCAATCTGATGAGCGAAGCATCATTCAAAAGAAAATTTTCCAACAAATCAGTAGGGAAGGATTCTTACGCCGAAGTGTGGTTAGATTGGTCCGGCCGAAGAGAATACGCAGGATTATTTTTTGCACCTGAAAGAGAGATCAGAAATAATTATTACAATACCTGGAGAGGATTCACTTGCTCTCCAAAATCATATGAAGTTGCGGATCCTAAAGCAAGAAAGGGATTTGATATGTTCATTGAACACGCAAGACAAAACGTTTGCCAAAATGATGAGAGCTTATTTAATTGGATTATAACTTATTTTGCACACATGATTCAGAGGCCGTACGAAAGGCCTCAAACTTCAATAGTATTCCACGGAGAAAAAGGAGTAGGAAAAAATGCGTTGGTTGATCGTATTGGCGGTTTACTCAGCCATGACAATTACCTTGTCACGCACGATGGACGATACCTCATGTCGAGCTTTAACGGCCACATGGAGTCTTGTTTGTGTATGGTGTTTGACGAGGCCTTCTGGTCAGGAGACAAATCGGCGGAAGGAAAACTCAAAGGATTAATCACTTCACCTGAAGTATTAATTGAAAGAAAAGGAAAGGAAGCGTACAAAGCGGACAATTTAGTTAGGACCATTATCATTGGTAATGAATCCTGGTTAGTTCCTGCATCAGTAGACGAGAGAAGATTCGCAGTATTTGAAATTGGAAACGTCAGAAAGCAACAAAACGATTGGTTTTTTGAAATGAGAGATTTGGTAGATAACCACGGAGGAAAAGAAATTTTACTTCACTTCCTAAAAACTTGGGATCTCAACAAAGCAGATATAACCATCATTCCAAAGACTGAAGGTTTACTCGAGCAGAAAGTTAAGTCAATGGGAGTAATAGAAAGATTCTGGTTTACTGCTTTAAATGATGCTGAATTAGCAGGATCGCCGTGGCCAGATAAAATCTCTAAGAAGGATTTACGCCTGGCCGTAACTCATTTTTGCAGAGAGGCCAACATAAAAACTTGGATACCCGATGAAAGAGAAGTGGGAAAGATCATTAAGAAATACTGTCCGTCAATGTCAGGTAATAAGAAAATGACCATTGGGGATGAAAGAGTGAACGCATACAAATTACCAAGCTTAGAAGAGGCCCGTAAAGAGTGGGAGCTGGCCATTGGACAATCTGTAGAGTGGGATAATACGATAGAAGAATCAATATTCGGATAGGAGGAAATATGGCCGAAGTTAAAAAACCAAGTAAAGAAACAAAAGTATTAATTGAAATATTCAATGGCCGACCTACGTTCGGCATTTGGGAAGTGGATCCCGCAGGAAATAAAAAATCTGAAAGGCCTATAATTAGTTTCGGAAAAGTTAAGGCGGATTATATTATGAAACATATTGAAGATCTAAAAGACTTCGTGGAGTTAAACTAATGAAAGCAGGGGAATATTTATTCATATCTAACTTGGCCGATCTTCAGCCAAAAACTATTTTCACCAAAAACAGAATCTCAAGATGGTTTAATCGCCACATACAGAAAATCGCCATCTGGGTTTCCGCTGCATTTGTTTTTAGGATTGTATTTGAATCCGCATTTTATTATTTGACAAAGCATCTGCACTAATTAAATACTATAAACATCCTATGAAGATTGTTTTATTACGTTGGAGTAAAAAATGAAAAAAGAAACTAAAAAAGTAGCTCCTAAAGCTAAAGCAGCTAAAGCTAAGACGCCAGTTAAAGCTAAATCTGTAAAAGCTAAAGCAGCTAAGTAATTCTCTCCTAAAGAAGATTACAAAAGAAGGGCCGAAAGGCCCTTTTTTATTGCCCAAAAACGGAGGATATATGGGAAGAAGAAACATTGGAGATCGCGGCCTGGCCATTGTGGCCCACTATGAAGGCGAAAAAAGCCCAAGAGCAGGATGGAATTCAACAGAAAAGAAATACTATCCATACAAAGATCCAGTTGGTATATGGACCATTGGCCTTGGAACCATTGCTTATCCAGATGGAAAGCGAGTTACTAAATCAGATAGGCCAATAACGGCCGACGAAGCTTTCGTTCTTATGAATTGGGAGCTTGATGAAAAGGAAGATGCAGTAGTTAAAATGTGCCAGAAAATGAATTGGAATCCCTTAGACTGCCAATTCGATGCCCTTGTATCTATGGCCTATAATTGTGGAGTGGGGATCCTGGAACCAGGAAGCTCATTGAGAGTGGCCTTGGCCACTGGAGATCACGACAAGATTAGAAAAGCTATGTTGTTATATGTGAAAGGGACAAAAAGAATTTTTGGCATTCCATACAAAGTGGTCTTACCAGGATTAGTGAACCGAAGAAAAACAGAATGGGATCTATTCCATTCGGGTATCGTAAAATTTTACAATTAATTTTCCGTGGCCGTGGCCTTTGTTTCCAAAGTAGTCATGGCCCTATCCCAAGAATCTATTTCCTCAGAACAATTTTGATTTCTTTTACACTGATTAATGATGTATTTTTTGATCGCTTTGAACGTATCCAGAGGCATTTTTATAATACCAATCTGCATATCATACCAGGTTTTCCCATCCAATAAATGTGTGTCGTCCACTTCCATTTCTTTGTTAGATATGGACCAAACGCAAAACCCCGCACCAGGGCGAATGTCGGTACAAAATGGCTTATCAGGAACAGATCCGCAGCTAGTTAGTAAAACGAATGAGCTTACGAAAAGCATTCTTAACATTTTCTTCTGCAATTTTTTTCTCCTCTGGAGTCCCGATCATTTGTATATTGTGGTTAGTTAAAGCAGCGGCCATGAAGTCACGCCCTTGGGAATCCACATTGAAATTGGTATAAGCAAAGAAAGCACCCGTTTCGGCATTAGCGGCCAGAATGGCCAATTCTTTTTCCAAAATTAAATTTGCAATGGTACTGAATGGTGGAACTTTAAAGATTGGTGCCCAAGAACAAAGGGCATTCATAAGAACGCCCTTGCCGATAGAAGTGAATTGATTTTTTATAATCTTAACAGCTTCTTCGTTAGTCATATTATCCTACTTGGCCATCGATTTTGTCGATTAATGGTAGAACAATTGGATCTAGTTGATCGTAAAATGGAGCTACGAAATCATCCATTTTAGTTTCAGAAATTGGAGCTGATTCTTTTAACCAAGCTTTCATTTCTTTGTAAACAATTCCTGCAACAGATTCCAAAGCTTCTTCAGCGATTGGAAGTCCTGCATTTTTTAATTTAAGTCCAAGTTCTTTTAAATCATACGCCTTTTCCATAAAGTCCTCCTTGGCCGATATTGGCCTATTTTTTATCCTTGAGAGATTTAAGTTTATTTATAATCATAGTAGGAACAGGATAACCAAGCTTTTCAAAATTTTCAAGTATAGATCCCGCTTCAGTAACGGCCAAGTAAGTATCCATCATTGGTGCCCAAATGTGCAATGGAGTTACTTTATCAACAGCCCTGGCCACATACATATATATTAAATATCTAAAAAATTTAGAAGCACCACCAATAGAAGTCCTAGAACTCCAGGATCCGTTTTTAATCGCAGCGTAAGTCCCCGTTACGAAATCAATCACGATTAAAGAAGAAATGGCCACTAAAGCTTCATACTCCCCATTAAAAGTCCAAGATAACGGGATAGCAACGGCAGTTAATACCATTTTTATTTCAGCGTTAGTGGAGAATATTTGCTCTATATCGTGATAAAAATTTCTCATAAACCTTCCTTGTAATTGAGAAAAGGCCAAACATTACTTGGCCCAAGACATAATCGATCTCATCTCTCTTCACACTGGAAGAGTTCATCCTGTAAGTGCTCACAGTTTTTCACAATCACTTTAGATGCACACGATGATAAGATCATTGAGAGAGTAAGTAATAAAAGTAATTTCATGTTTGTCCCTTTGTTATAAAAGGAGGCCGTAGCCTCCGTTAGTTAATAGCGTCCTTTCAAGGCATAGTAAATAGCACTTCTTGAAACACCAAGTTCTTTTGCGAGCTTTACTTTGTTAAATTTTCCAAGAGACTTAATGTATTTAACTTGTTCTATGGTTTGGCATTTTGAAATTGAGTTAAGCCGTGATACTGGATTTTTCTTTCTGCCTCTATTTTCTTTAATTGGTAAAGATCTTAGGTTTAACAAATTATTATTTCTTGGATTAAAATCTATATGATCTATTTCGTACCCATCTTTGATATCGCCAATCCAAGTTTCATAAACAAATCTGTGTAAATAAACTCTTTTCTTACTACCGCTCCCGTTGTAAATCTCAACCTGCTTGTGACCATATTTACTATTTTCTTGTGGGTTTATTTTTACCCATCCGTGAGATTTTTTACGCCAAACATCTCCATATGGAGAGCAAAAATATCCAGTATTTTTATATTCTTTTATCATGGAATAGACCCAGTGCACTCAAGTGTTCCATATATATCAGTAGCGCTATATGATCCAATGCTTGTTCTGACATTTATCGTGACAACTCCCGAAGAGTTTGTAATGGTCAAA